TACATTAAATCCAATAAAAGCAGTAAGTGAAACAATAACTGAACACAAAGAAAAGAAAGTAGCTGATTTAGAAGAAAGAAAACTAAAGACAATGCTTAATAACATAGATAATTATGATGGAACAGGATTCGGACAAAGTAAGATACCAGAATAGAGGTGATAGACAATGGATGAAAAAGAGATAAGAGAAACAAATATATGGACAATGTATAACAAACATATAGACTTTTTAAGAACAAGAGGATATTTCACAGATGTAGATAGATGTAATAACTTCTATAATGGTGACCAATGGGAAGGAATAATCCTAGATGGTGTAAGTCCAATAACATTTAACTTTATCAAACCAATAGTAAACTACAAAGTAAATAAAGTAACAAAGAGTTTAAGAGCAATAAATTATAGTGCTGATAATGTAGAAGGAACTGAATTTAGAGCAAAAGCAAAAAAAGTATGTGATTTATTTAATCAAAGAGCTGCTAGAGTATGGGAAAAAGACCAGATGGATAGCAAATGTAAGAAGATAGTAAGACAAGCAGCAATAAATAGTGAATCAATATTATATACAAGTTATGATGAAGAAGAAAACAATCCAACAAATGAGATACTAAACAAACTAGATATAATGTATGGAAACGAACAAGAGAGTGATATACAATTACAACCTTATATCCTAGCAAAGAAAAGGATGAGTGTATTAGAAGCACAGGAACTAGCAGAAAAGTATGATGTACCTAAAAAGAAGATAGAATATATCAAAGGTGATGATGAAACAGAAGATGAAGCTGGAACTGATGCTAAAGATGAAGTAGACAACATGGTAACTATTCTAACTAAGTTTTATCGTAAAGATGGAACTATTCACTATGATATGTCTAGTAGATATGTAGATATATGTGAAGATCAAGATATGGGAACTACACTTTATCCATTTAGTCACATGTTATGGATGGACAAGCAAGGAAATGCTAGAGGAGAAGGGGAAGTAAGAACTTTAATACCTAACCAAATAGAAACAAATAAAAATGCTTTAAGAAGATTGATAGCAACAAAGAATACAGCATATCCACAAAAGATAGTAGCAATAGATAAGATAACTAATCCAGAAGCAGTAAATCAAATAGGTGGAACTATTGAAGTAGAAGGTATGGATATAGATGATGTTAGGAAGATATTTAGTAGTACACAACCTGCACAAATGAGTAGTGATGCTGAAAAAATGCAAATGGAACTAATAACTACTACAAGAGAGTTAGCAAGTGCAAGTGAAACAGCAACAGGACAAATAAATCCAGAAGATGCAAGTGGTAGAGCAATACTAGCAGTACAACAAGCACAAGAACAACCACTTGATGACCAAAACCAAAACTTAAATACAATGTTAGAAGATATGGCTAGAATATGGATGGATATGTGGAAAGTACACAATAAAGATAAAGGTATGCAACTTGAAAACATAGAAACTAATCAAATGACAAATGAAGAAAAAGTAACAATAGAAAAAGTAGCTGCAAGTGTACTAGATAAACTAAGAACAAGTGTAAAGATAGATATAACACCAAAAGGTGCTTTTGATAAATATGCACAAGAGAGAAGTTTAGAGAACTTATCACAAACACAACAATTTATGGATACTGCATGGCTAGAAGATTATGTAAGTCTTTTAGATAATGATGCAGTAATGCCTAAGATGAAACTAGAGGACTTAATAAAGAGAAGAAAAGAAGCACAACAACAAATAAGAGCTATTCAAGCAGCAGGAAATATAATGCAAAATAGAGTAGCACAAATGATGAATACAGGACAAATCGTACCAAGAGAAGTGCAACAACAGGAAATGCTAATGTAAGATCCTTTCAATACATGCTGCCTTATAGGTAGCATAGAATAGTTATATAAAAGACATCTAGTGAAAAGGTTAAGGATAATAATTGCAAAGTTATCCACTAGGAAGCTTAATCAGCAAAGTGTTTAGAGTGATTAACTAAATACCAACCTTTATGACTATTCTATGGTACTTATAAAGTACCGAACCCCTTTATATTCTTTTATATGCTATTAACATTTGTTAGTAGCATAAGAGTAGGTATATTTGCATCTATATCTATTCTTGTGGTGCTAATAAGTGCTAGAGAAACAAACTCTTAAAAATGGGATAGTCACACAGACTTTAAAAGGAGAATAAATGGAAAACGAAGAAATGTTAGAACAGACTAACGAACCAGCTGAGGAAACAGCACAAACTGATGAAACTACTGAAACAATAGTAGAAGAACCAGCACAACCAACTGAACCTATGTTTACTAAATCTCAAATGCAAGAAGAAATAAATAATGCAGTAGAGAAAAGAATAGCTAGGGAAAGAAGGAAACTAGATAGAGAATATAAAGAATCTTTATCTAAATACCAGGAACTTGCTTATTTAACTCAACAAGGATTAAAAGCAAATAGTCTTGAAGATACTTTAGAGAAATCAAGAGAGTTTTATGGTAAACAAGGTATAACTTATGTACCTTCAAATGAAGAAGATGATGAAATAATAGGAAAAGCTTATGCACAAGAGATCATAAGTGAAACTGATAACTTAAAAGAGTTAGAAGATACATTTAAAAGATTATCTAGCAAAGACAATCCTACTAATAGAGATAAAATCATCATAGACAATTTAAGTAGTGAAATTCAAACAAGAAAAAGAATTGCTACATTAGAAAGTATTGGTGTTAAAGAAGAAGAATATAACTCTAGTGAATTTAAACAATTTGCTAGTCAATTCACAAAAGAAACACCAATAGAAAATGTATATGAAATATACAAGAAAAATACTAATGTTAAACCATTAGCAAATCCTGGATCAATGAAAAGCATACCAGGTAAAGAGAAAAAAGACTTCATAAGTGAAGCAGAATATGACAAAATGTCAGAAAAAGAAATTGAAGATAACTTAGATTTAATAAGACAATCTATGACTAAATGGTAAAGTAAGAACCTCTCAAAATAGACAGGTTTTTTATTTTACTAGAAAAAAAGGAGAGGAAATTAAAATGAAATTACAAAGATTTGCAGGTAACTTCAAACCTACTTTCTGGTCAAAGTATATTCAAGTAGAATTAGCAAAAGATTTAATCATAGCTAATTGGTGTGATTATAAATTTGATGGAGAGATTAAACATGGAGAAAGAGTAAAAATCGTAGGTGCAGTAAGACCAACAATAGGAACTTATACACCAGGAAACAACATTACAGTAGAGCATCTAGCTGATAATGCACAATACTTAGACATTGAATATGCAGATTATTTTGCATTTGATGTAGAAGATATTGATAAAGCACAAAGTATGCCAGGATACTTAGATGCACAATTTAGTGAAGCTAAAAAAGCACTTGCTGAAAAAGAAGATGCTACAATAGCAAAAGTTGCTGGATTAGGTGCTAAATCAACAATGATATCAAGTTCTATTGATATTAGTGCTGCTACAAGTCCACTTGATTCTATTGATGCTGGATTATTAAAACTATATCAAAACAATGTACCAGCTACAGAAGAACTTGCTGCTGATTTGAATCCAGAACATATTACTTTAATTAGAAGTAAATTAGCTAACCTATTCACTAACAATGTAGAATACATTAAGAGTGGTGCAGTAGGAAAATACAACAATGTATTACTTCGTATGACAAATAATCTACACAACAACGGAACTGATGATCTAGAGTTATTAAGAACTAAGAGAGCAGTTGCAGTTGTAAACTCTATTGATAAAGTAGAAACTTGCAGAAAAGAATTAGGATTTGCAAATATCGTAAAAGGACTTAATGTATATGGTGCTAAGGTTGTAAGACCAGAAGAACTATATGTAATTAAAGTTCACTAATAGGAGGGATAAATAATGAGATTACAAAGATTTGCTACTGCTACTGGAAAAGTATGCAAAGTAAAAGGACAAATTAAATCATTAGAAAGTGATTTAACTGCTGTTACAACAGATGGAATAGTATTTGATGTAACTGCTTATCCAAATGATAGACTACTATTAGTATTCAAAAACACTAATGCTTCTACAGCAAAAGATGTAACAATCAAAGCACCTACTAAACCAGGATATGCTGCTGCTGGAAGTGATTTAGAACTAGCTGATGTTGCTGCTGGTGGTGTTGCTGCTGCTTGGGTAGAAACTGCTGCTTATGCAAACACAGATGGAACTATTTTATGTAAAGGTGAATCTACTGATATTAAAGTAGTTGCAGTTGTTTGGTAATTACAAGAGAGGGAAACCTCTCTTTTCTTATATCTATAACTCGTTTGTAGATGTAATAAAGGGGAGATTTAATATGACTACAATAAATGTAGGAGAAGATTATATACATGTCTTTGGACACTCTGGATATGCACC